GCCATGACCAAGCAACGTAATCTAAATTGTTTTGATTCAAATCCCACGCGGTAGAGCCACCGTTTATCCTATAGCCATCATTAAGGAAGGTAAGTTGCGTCGAGTTATTTGCTGGCGGGTTGGCGCTTGTAGTATCCAAGCTATATGAGGAGCCTTGTCCGCTATCAATTAAATTATAACCGCCTCCATTTGTTCTCTGGCATGTCCAAATCAAACCGCCTTCGCCAAGAACGTCTATGCCTGTGGTAACAGTCTGGGTGCTGGCGTCGCCTTTATACAAAGTAGTAGAAAACACATCGTCAACGTAAACGGGATCGCCTTTAGCACCAGAGGCCGCAAGTAGTTTTAGCGCAGAACTACTCATTACGCCATCGCCTGACCGGCAGTAAAGCCGTAGTAGGTTGTGCCGCCATCAATAGTAAAGAACACAAATACATCTACTCCGTTGTTTGTAGCCGTCAGGGTAGGTGCTGTAGCTGCTGCCCAATCAACACTGGAAGGCCATGTAATAGTTCTAGCCGAACTGTCCTGAATTACCTTTAGCGTAAACATAGAGAGTTTCCCGCTTGCGGCAGGGTTGCTAAATGTGTAGGTGACGTTCTCAGTTAGATCGTGCAGAAACGAGTTGCCATCACGCAGGTTAAGTGTCGCTGCATTAGAGCTAGAGGTTATGGTCGTGGACTCTTCAATGGTCCCGTTGTCAAAAGACACCACACCGTTAGCATCTGCTGTAACAGCTTTAGAAGCCGCAGTTAATCCAAGCGTAGTTACGTCTAGGTAATTAAGCTCTGCCGCAGTAGCAGTAACACCGTCTAGTATATTTAATTCTGCGGCGGTACTAGTAACACCATCCAGAATGTTTAATTCTGCAACGCTAGATGTAAGACCCGGTAGTGCGCTTGTAAAAGCAAGCTTCCCACTTCCATCTGTTTTTAAAAGTTGACCAGCCGAGCCGTCAGCATTCGGAAGCTCTAGGCTATAAGTAGCTCCCGCTGAGTGTGGCGGCCCCTTAAGCGTTACGCCGTGACTGTTAGATTCACAGTTAAATCGAACGGCTCCTGCATTAGTGTTGCCGTATAGCTCGGTGTACCCAGTGCCATTAGGAAACAACTGTATGTTCCCGTTTGTATTAGTAGATGAAATAGCATTACCATCTAACTTAATATTGTCCCCAGCCAACGATCCAGTAATTGCAACATTACCTGAGTAAGTAGCCGTAAGATAACCGCCCGTATCAATTAGATAACTAAGGCTGGCCCAGTTTGCTGAACCAGTACCTGCTTTTACTTTTAGTGTATCTGTTTCTATTCCTAACTCACCTTGTGCCAGTGTTGGGTTAGCTGATGACCAGTTAGATGCTGTGTCTCTGCGTATTTGAATAATGCTTGCCATGATTAAGCACCGCCTCCGTTAAAATTCTGAGCTGTAAGATAGGTTGAATTAGCAAAACCGCCGTCTAGCCCTGCACCTGAAGTACCCGCTATAAATTTTGATGAGCTGCTATCGAAGACCAAGGTCTGGCCGTCTGTTGCAGCAGTTGATAAATTGACGTCAGTTAAATTATTAAGAGATGCGTTTAAAGACGCAACACCTGTATCGGCAATAGTTATATGACCTGATACTACGTTATCAATCCACTTAGATGTTCCTGTGTCATAAAACAATAATGCAGCATCAGCAGGAGACGTAACATTTGTATCTGATAAACCAGAAAGAGTTGCTCCCCCTCCACCTGTTTGTGAGTCAACGTATGCTTTAACTGACTGCTGGCTAGGAATGCTTGTTGCAGAATTGCTAGACATATTGTCTTCATCGACAAATGCTGTAACACCATCAAGCACGTTTAACTCTGATGCAGTTGCTGTAACCCCATCAAGAATATTTAATTCAGCTGCTGTAGCTGTCACGCCATCGAGGATATTTAATTCAGCTGTACTAGATGTAATCCCATCTAATGTATTAATTTCTGCTGCTGTTGCAGTTACAGCAGTCCCACCAATAGAAAGACTACTTGGGTTTGAGCCCACCTCAATAACAGCGCCACTACCATTTTCTGTGTAAAGGCGTTTGTTAGTTAGATCAAATGCTGGTTCACCTTGGACTAGATCACTAGCTGCAGGCGCACCCGATCCATTCTTGAGTTTAATTGTTGTTGCCATGAACTACTCCAAGAAGAACATGAAAAGAGAAAAGGGGGCCGAAGCCCCCGTATAGATTAAGCAGATGGTACTGCTAGTACAAAGCCAGCCTCTGGTCGATATACCTGAACACCATAAAGAGTGTCTGCGGTGTACAGCGTAGAGAGGTATTCTTGCTTATACTGAGTCTGCGAACGCACACCCAACTGCTCAGCCATTACTACGGCTTCATTGTGAAATAACAAAGCAGCACGAGTATCAACGCTAGAAGCAGTATTGTCACCAGCCGCCTCAATGGTTCTGCAATTAGCAGAAACGTAAACGTCTACACCATACAGGTTACCAATAAGACCGCTGTTGACTGACTGACCACTTACAAAGTCAGAAGACACATACCGATCAATTCCCATAATCGCATTGCGTGTTGCAGGAGGAATAATCAGGTTTCGGTTTTCCATCGGAACATTGTTGTCATCCATCTTCTGGATCATGTCGCGGAAAAAAGCATCCGTAAACTCGTCACCAGCTACCAGAGTGTCATCAGTGTATTGAGTGGTAGTGCCGTTATCGTTAAAGAAACAGCCAGTGTGCTGATAATCAGTAGCAGCAGGGCTAAACACAATAGCACCACCATTACCAAAGCCAGTGCCACATGCGTGTAGGTCGTTATCAACCTGTACAGCTAATGAGTAGCCAGCGTCTTCAGTGTAGAACTGACGCAAAGATCCAAGTGCTTGAACCTCTACAATGTCCTCAATCAAACGCGAGTATTCAAAGTGACGGTTAATAGTAACTGTCAACTCTGACTCAGTGTTAGCAATGATTGTTACCGCAGTGTCAGCCGCCTTAGCGTTGGCATCTCCACGAGTAGGCTTAGGAATGTGAATAACGTCACCTTTCTTGCCATTCATAGCGATACGCTTGACAAGGGGTGCCATTTTCAAATTCTTTTGATAAGAAGCAATAATCTCATCTGACCAGATTTCTGGTACAAAAGTTGCTGCTTCCGTTAATGCGGTATTACCACCCGCGCCGGGATATGTTGCAGTAGCCATAGTAGTTCTCCGTTAGACTATTTTACTCGACCCTCCGCGTATGCTTTCAAAATTTCTTCTGACAAAGCTGCATAACGCTCGGGATCAGTTTTCATAAGTTTAATAATGTCAGCCCGACGATAAGTTTTCTTTCTTGATCCCTCAGCTGTTCCACGAGCATTGCCTGTTACAGCGGCTTTTACAGCATTTTTACGATTTGCACGTTCTGCTTTAGCTGTTTGTTGAACGATATTTGATCGTTCTTTCCACAGCGAAAACAATTCGTTTGCAGCATCGTAGTCATACTGTTGGTCAGCCTGAACAAACAATTGTGTTCTAACCTTTGATCCCTTAATCCATTCGGCAAATCTAGGGTCTTCCAAAACATGATCCATATCTGGATGATCGGATCGCAGTTGTGCAAGAGTAGCCTGTTGCTTGTACTGTTTTCTGTACGACTCTGCCTCTTTAATCTTGGGGTGGTTATCTATAGCCCGATTTACAGCACTTTGTGGATCAACAAAAAAATCAACGTCTCCGTTGTTATCTTCTTGCTGTGTTTGAGGTGCTTGTTTTTCATCGAGTTCTGTCTGGATGTAGTTGTCAACTAACTTCCTAAGCTCACCTACTTCCGTACTCTGTTTGCCTGAAAACCTTTCAAGCTCTTGGTTCATCTGTACAAGATCTTCTACAGATTTGCCACGGTACTTTTCTGGAATGCTCGGTTCTTCTGGCCTGTCCTCTACAGGAGCCTCAGAAACCTCTTCGGTTATCTCAGAAGTTTGTGTTTCTTCTTCATCTTGACGCTCATCAATAATTGTCGCTCTTGACATCATTTAACTTATTCCGCCTAAAGGTTATGGAATGATTAGGATTGACTCTTCTCACGTTGAGCTTCCCGTCCTTTTCGTCCCGCTTTTTCGTGTTCTCGTACCCACTTCATGTGCCTACCGGGGAAATCTCCGGTAGACCCATCCAGCACGAAATTCGACGCTGAGACAATTTTTGTAGCATCAGAACCACATTTGCACCTACTAGTTGTGGTTCCACTTTCTACAAATTCTTCAAATATATGACCGTTTTTGCAACGAAAGTCAAATATCTTATACATCTTCTTTCTGCAATTCGTCAAAGTTGGTGTTTACAGTAGACTCAAAGTTCAGCATATAAGCTAAAACATTAAGCTGACCTTTACGGATATATAAATCATTTCCGTCTTTTGTAGCTTCAACGCTATTTATTGCTTCAGCATTCTGTGTAAGCTCTTCGATTAACTGTTTCCAACCATCGTTGTAAAACAGGTCAAAATACTTGTTGTAATACTCTTCAGTTTCTTTATCGATTGAGGCCATAAGGTTATCTCTAATTAACTTTTCTTTTTACGCCTCTTTCCAGAAGCCGTTACATCGTGTTTGATTCTAGCAGGTCCGGTCTTTTTAGACTTGGATCTTGCTTTTTCAGCAGCCGTCATTTTAGCTGCTACCTTTTTAGGCCGACAAGATGGATAAGGTCGTTTTGATTTTTTTGCAGACTTTCTGCCACAAGGCTTTCCGGTCTTTACATCAATCCATTCTTCCTTAAACCATTTGGTCAAGCCCTTTTTGGTTTTAGCCATAAGTGCCACCGCGCTTTTTGTATTCCTTTACAAGCCATGCATTAGCATAAGCACTAGGATATACATCAAACTTTTTCTTAGCCGCAGCTTTAACCCTTGAGTAAAGAGCCTTGTTCTTTACATTGTCAGGTATAGATCCGGTTTTCTTTTTTGCTTTTTCTTTTTTTTTAGCTGGCATTACTTTTTAACTTTTTTCTTTTTTTTCTTAGGCTTTGACGTATATGCGTCTGTTCCGTATCCCATTATAACACCTCATTTTTTGTGAACTTTTTGAACAGGAAAATTAGCTGCTTGTGAAGCCCCTTTGTGAGGC